GGGCTCTCCCTGGTCAGTGGGGTCAAAACGTCCCACGCACGCGAGGGCCATCACGCAACGTGATGGCCAGCCGATGCCGCGCAAGGCGGTTGAGGAGATGATCCGTAATGCCCAGTGGCGGACACGCGCGGTCCGGACCGCCGCCCGACCCGAACTCTCTGACCTCAGCGAAGCGCGGGCTCACCTTCACCGCCCTCCCGGCCGAGGGTCACAACGGCGCCGTTCCCGCCTTCCCGTTGCCTGACGCCAGGGTCTACGACATCTGGTTCGACGACGATGGCCGTCACAAGATCCTCGACACCGAGGCCACCGAGGCGCGCCGCGAGCGTGAGGTCGAGCTGTGGGCGTGGGCTTGGAGCACCCCGCAGGCCGCTGCCTGGGCCGCCGAGTCCTGGCGCTGGCAGGCCATCGCGCTCTGGGTACGCACACACGCCGTCTGCGAGGCCGGTGACGCCACTGCGGCCGATAAGAACTCGCTGCACCGCTTCGCCGACCAGATCGGGCTGACGCCGGCCGGGCTGAAGGAGAACGGCTGGCGGATCGTCGCCGACCAGCTGGCCGAGAAGCGCGCCGAGAAGACCGAACCGAACGCGCCGACCGCGAGGGACCGGATGAAGGCGGTCCGCAGTGCCGCCGCCGGCCAGTAGGCAGTCTCTCGGCCCGCTCATCGCCTGCTGGATCGAAGCGCACTGCGTCATCCCGGACCGGGACGACCGCGGGAAGCCGTTCCGGCTCTACGACGAGCAACTCACGTACTTCGACCGGCACTACGAGCTGAAGCCGACCGCTCGGATCGGTCAGCTCGCCCCTGCGTTCCGTTTCCGGCGCTCGCTGCTGGTCCGCCCGCAGAAGTGGGGCAAAGGCCCGCTCACGGCAGCTCAGGTCTGCGCCGAGGGCGTCGGGCCGGTGCTGTTCGACGGCTGGGCCGAGGGCGGCGAGGTCTACGACTGCCGCGATCACGGCTGCGGCTGCGGCTTCATCTACGAGTACGAGCCGGGCGAGCCGATGGGCCGAGCCTGGTCGACGCCGCTGATCCAGATCACGGCGCTGTCCGAGGAGCAGACCGACAACATCTACGGCGCGCTCCGGCCGATGATCGAGTACGGGCCGCTGGCCGAGCTGATCCCGCGCACCGGTGAGGAGTTCATCCGGCTGCCGGGCGGCGGGCGGGTCGACACGGTCACCTCGAGCGCCCAGTCCCGCCTCGGCCAGCGCGTCACGTTCGTCCCGCAGGACGAGGTCGGGCTGTGGAACGCGACCAACAAGATGCTCAAGGTCGCCGACACCCAGTACCGCGGCCTCGCCGGCATGGGTGGCCGAGCGGCGTTGACGACGAACGGCTGGGACCCGGCGGAGGCGTCGGTGGCGCAACTCGCCTTCGAGTCGCCGGCCACGGACATCAACCGGGACTTCGTGCAGGCTCCGGCGAACTTGTCGTACGGCAACAAGGTCGAGCGGCGGAAGATCCACCGAATCGTCTACGGCGACAGCCTGAAGTCCCGCGGCGGGCACATCGACCTCGACTCGATCGAGGCCGAGGCCGCCGACCTGGCGCACCGGGACATCGGGCAGGCCGAGCGGTTCTTCGGCAACCGGATCGTCTACGGCGCCGGATCGTGGCTGGAGGGTAATTCGTGGGACGCCCGGGCGGCGTCGCGCGCAGTGCCGCCCGGGACCATGATCGTGCTCGGCTTCGACGGCTCGGACGTCGACGACTGGACCGGGATCCGCGCCGAGACCGGCGACGGCTACCAGTTCACCCCGACGTACGGCCCCGACCGGCGGCCGGCGGTCTGGAATCCGGCCGAGTTCTCCGGGCAGGTGCCCCGCCTCGAGGTCGCGGCGGCGGTCGAGGAGATCTTCGCCCGGTACTCGGTGGTCAGGATGTACGCGGACCCGCCGGGCTGGAAAACCGAGCTCGACGAGTGGGCCGAGCGGTACGGCGAGAAGGTCGTGCTGCGCTGGGAGACCTACCGGCTCAACCAGATGCACGCGGCGGCGGTCCGGCTGCACACCGACGTGGTGAAGGCTGACACCGGCTTCGCCCACGACGGCAACGCCATGGTCGCCACGCACATCCGTAACGCCCGCAAGCTGGCCCGCCCGAACCTGCGGTACGTGCTGGGCAAGCCGTCACAGACCCAGAAGATCGACCTGGCGATCTGCTCGATCCTCGCCCACGAAGCCGCCGGCGACGTCACGGCGGCCGGCGGCTGGACAACGACGGCCGAGGCCTACGCCTACAGCGCTTGAAAGGAGGGCCGCGTGGCCATCACTGCCCAGGCGGCCCTCGAGCAGACGAAGAAGCTCTACGAGCAGATCGGTCAGCGGCGCCGGTTCATCCACCAGGCCGAGGGCTACTACCGCGGTAAGCAGCCGCTGCGGTTCGCCTCCGACAAGTGGTCGGAGTACAACGCGCAGCGGTACAAGGATTTCTCCGACAACTGGTGCTCGCCGGTCGCGAACAGCCCGAACGAGCGGCTGCGGGTGACCGGGTTCCGGCTCGATGACGATCCGGCCCTCTCGGATGAGGAGAAGGGCCTGTGGCGCGACTGGCAGGCCAACGACATGGAGGCCCAGAGCAGTCAGGGCCTGCTGTCGTCGATCATCACGGGCCGTTCGTATGTGCTGGTCTGGGGCACTCCCGACGATGACCCGGTTTCGACGTGGGAACGCGCCGACCAGGTGACGGTCGCCTACGACCCGGAGCAGCCTGGCCAGCCGACGGCCGCGCTGAAGACCTGGAACGACGGCGACGACGAGTACGCGACGCTGTACACCGCCGATCAGGTGTGGAAGTTCGAGCGCCCGTACGTCGACCGCAAAGAGCCGATCTTCGGCATGCCGACCCGCGCCGGCGAGTTCTTCTACACCCCGGCCGGCATCCTGATCCCCGCCGTCGATGCGGGCGGCTGGGCGCCGCGGCAGCCCGCGGGCGACGACACGTGGCCGCTGGTCAACCCGATGGGTGCTGTGCCGATCGTCGAGATGCCGAACCGGCCGATGCTCGGCAGCGAGCCGCTGTCGGACATTGCCGGGACGATGGCGATGCAGGACGCGATCAACCTGCTGTGGGCGTACCTGTTCGCGGCGGCCGACTTCGCGTCGATGCCTGCCCGGGTGGTGATGGGCCAGGACCCGCCGAAGATCCCGATCCTGGACGATCAGGGTCAGAAGGTCGGCGAGCAGGCCGTGGACCTCAAGAAGATCGCCCAGGATCGCATCCTGTGGCTGACCGGCGAGAACGCGAAGATCGGCCAGTGGGACGCGGCGAAGCTGGACGTCTTCACGAACGTCATCGAGACCGCGGTGACGCACGTGGCCGCGCAGACCCGGACGCCGCCGCACTACATGGTGCTCGGGAAGGGCCTGGTCAACGTCTCCGCCGACGGTATTCAGGCGGCCGAGACGGGGCTGGTCAAAAAGGTCGAGGAGATGCAGCTGTTCCTGACCCCGCCGGTCCGTGGCGTCTTCCAGCGGTACGCGCTGGTGCGCGGCAACGCCGGCCTGGCCGACAAGGCCCGGTTTGGAGTCGTCGAGTGGAAGGATGCCGCGAACCACTCCGAGGCCCAGCTGGTCGACGCGCTGCTGAAGCTGCAGACGATCGGCTTCCCGTTCGCCTGGATCGCCGAACGCTACGGGCTGTCGCAGACCGAGGTGGAGCGGGTGATGGCGATGCGCGAGACCCAGCAGCAGCAGGACCCGCTGGCCGCGCTCGTCCGCCAGGGCGGCCAACCGCCGCCGCGGCAAACGCCCGCTGCCCCGCCGCCGGCGTAGCCGATGTCGGCGCTCGAGGTGGCCGCCGACCACGCCCGGTCCCGTGCCCGCCTCGCCGGGAAGCTCCGCTTCGAGGCCCGCGCCGCGTGGGCCCAGGTCGATCCGGCACGGATCAGCGAATCCTGGCTGAGGCAGATCCCGCGGCTCCTGATGCTGCTAACCGGCGGCCAGCACGCCGCGGCGGCGGCCGCCGACCGATACGTGGCCGAGGTGCTGGTTGAGCAGGACATCAGCCCGGCCACCGAAGGCCGCCTGGATGCCTTGTCACTGGCCGGCGTCGCCTCCGACGGGCGGCCGCTCGAGTCGCTTCTCGCGCAACCCGGCATCACTGCGAAGTGGGCGCTGTCGCGCGGGGTGCAGCTCGACCGGGCGATGGCCGCGGGCGACGGACTGGCGCAGCTGATCGCGCATACCCAGGTTGCCGACGCCGGCCGGGTCGCCGATCAGGTGGCGCTCACCTCGAGGCGGCACGCAACCGGCTATGTCCGCATGGTCGTCGGGGACTCGTGCTCGCGGTGCATCATCCTGGCCGGCCGCTGGTACCGGTACAACGCGGGTTTCAGCCGGCATCCGAAGTGCGACTGCATCGGCATCCCCGCAGCGGAGAACGCCGAGGACCTGCGGACCGACCCGAACAAGCTGTTCGCGTCAATGTCCGCCGCCGAGCAGGACCAGACGTTCGGCAAGGCGGGCGCGCAGGCGATCCGCGAGGGCTCCGACATGGCCCGGGTCGTGAACGCCCGCCGCGGCATGCAGACCGCAGCCGATGGCCGGCTGTACACGACCGAGGCCGCCGGGAAACGCCCTCGCCTTATGCCCGAGCAGATCTTCCGCGACGCCAAGGACCGCGACGACGCGATCCGGCTGCTCAAGCTGCACGGCTACATCCTCTAGGTCGCCGCTGCCCCGAGTGCCGGGACCAACGCGGTGATGACCCAGAACAGCAGGCCGAGCGCGACGAGGTTGACCCGGGTCGCCACGTTCGCCGCGGCGAGGCCGAAGGACACGGCCGCCGCGAGTAGCAGGACCAGTACGAGAACGCCCATGCCCCGGTAATACCCGGTGCGGCGCGGGCGGAACCCCGATCTCCCCGGCGCGCAAGGCGCAGGGACGACCCCGCAACGGAGTCACCCATGTCCGACCAGGACGAACCGATCATCGAGCCTGACGACGTCGACCCGGATCCGGCCGACGATTCAGGCGACGGTGAGCCCGACGCCGGCCAACTCGGCGACGCCGGCAAGAAAGCGCTCGACGCCATGAAGGCGAAGTGGCGCACGGCCCGCGACGAGCTGAAAGCCCTCAAGGCCCAGCAGAACGCGGGCAAGAACGACGACCCCGACCAGGACCCGGCCGAGCTGCGCAAGCAACTGCAGGCCGAGGCCCGCGCCGAAGTGCTGCGCGAGCGGGCCCTGGACAGGGTGGAAGCCAAGGCGGCGAAGCTGTTCGCCGACCCGGAAGACGCCCGCGCACTGCTGGCCGCCCGGGTCGAGGACTTCGTCGACGACGGGCAGGTCGACACCGACGCCATCAACGAGGCGCTGGCCGACCTGCTGAGCAAGAAGCCCCACCTCGCCGCCGCAACGGCCAAGAGGTTCCAGGGCGGAGCCGACGGCGGTGCCCGCAAGGGGTCCCAGGTCGCGCAGCTCACCGAGCAGGACCTCTCGCGCATGACCCCGCAGCAGATCGACAAGGCGCGGCTCTCGGGCCAGCTGAACGACCTGCTCGGCGTCTCCTGACCCAGAAAGGCAAACCCCGATGGCGATCCGCAGGTTCGTCCCGGAGATCTGGTCTGCCGCGCTGCTGGTCGCCCTCCAGAAGCGGCTCGTGTACGCCGGCCCCGGCGTCGTGAACCGTGACTACGAGGGTGAGATCACGCAGGCCGGCGACACCGTCCGGATCACCTCCATCTCCGACCCGACGATCGGCACGTACACGCCGAACGTGACCTCGGTCGTCCCCGAGGAACTCACCGACGCGCAGCGCACGCTCGTGGTCGACCAGGCGAAGTACTTCGCGTTCTTCGTCGATGACGTCGACCAGCGGCAGGCCAAGGGCGACGTGATCCCCACGGCGATGCAGCGCGCCGCGTACAAGCTGGCCGACCAGGCCGACCAGTACGTGGCCGGCCTGTACACCGGCATCCAGTCGGGCAACGCCGTCAACGGCGGCTCGACGATCACCTTCACCGCGATCGGCACGACCGCGACCGAGGAGTTCTACAACAAGGTCCTCGTGCCACTGAAGGTGAAGCTCGACGAGGCCAACGTGCCGACCGAGGGCCGCTACTGCATCATCCCGCCGTGGGGCCACGCGATGCTGCTGCTGTCGTCGCTGTTCTCCCGCTTCGACGGCCAGGGCACCAGCGACGTCTCCCGCAACGGCATGGTCGGCCGGGCGGCCGGATTCGACATCCTCGTGTCGAACAACACGCCGATCCCGTCGGGCGGCCGAAACATCGCCACGGCCGGCTCGAGCGACGCGCTGTCGTTCGCCGAGCAGGTCAACAAGACCGAGGCGTACCGGCCGGAGGCGAAGTTCGCCGACGCCATCAAGGGCCTGTACCTGTACGGCGGCAAGCTGATCCGCCCGGACGCGCTGGCCTACGCCGACATCACCCGCCCGACCGGCATCTGAGAGGGCTGATCGAACATGGCACGAGTCGCACTGCCCTACAGCACCCTGGTGTCGAACGGGAACCTGCTCGACCCGACCGGCGTCGCCACCGTGGCGGGCGCCGGCAACGGTCTGCAGACCCCGGACATCTCGCCGAACCGGCGTCAGTCGGTGCCGGAGCTGACGCTGCTTCGCGTGGCGAACGCTTCCGGCGGTTCCGGCACCATCTCGGTTCTGGCGGGCACCAACCCGCCGAACGTCGCCGCGGG